AAGTTAATAGCAATAGTAGTATCCATACTACTATTGCTAGGCTTACTGACAGCTACATACTCACATATAAAGCAGACTGGTTATTTAGAAGCACAGGCTGAGTGTGAGCAAAAATTTAAAGAATATCAATCACAAATAGACGCTAAACTGGAGAAACTATCAGTAAGTATAGCATCTAATACAGATATTCTAATTAGTAATAATGAAAACCTAACACAAGATATTTCTAGTATATTATCTAGGGTTAAAAAACAGTCAAATATTACTATAAAAAATGGTAAGTGTGTAACATCAGAGCAGTATGTTAAAGATGTTAATGCTGCTATAGATAGAGTAAATGCAGATATAGGTGGTAAAAAATGAAATATTTATACACCATTTTGTTACCAATAATGCTATCTGGCTGCGTACTATTTGGTACAAAGCCAGATACTTCTGTAGTAACTCCAAAAGAAATACCTATAGATAGGGAGTTATTAAAAAAATGCTCGCCTATACCTAAAGCAGAAGCAACAGATGCCTTAGATATTAGATATATAGAATTAATAGGTCTATATGGACAGTGTGCTAATAGGCAAAATGCTTCAATATCAACAATTAAGACTTTAGCCAATATAAAGGATAAAGATGAGTAAATGGTTTAGATTCAGACACTGGTTTATGATAGGCGGCACTATTATTATAACCGCGTATCTATTTATTAGTGATCCAAATGAAGGAAGTCTAACACTACCATTCATAGCTAAGTTAGCTACACCAGTAATTGCAGTATGGTTTGCACATTTAGCTAGAAAAGCACTATTTGACTATATAGATTTATTTTCTGTATATAAAAAGGCAAAAGAAACAGCAACGGGTTCAGGATTAGTATTTTTAGGTATATGTGTAGTAATATTTGGTTTATTGGGACTTTTTGGTTCCCAAGTATATGCTTCACCAGATGTAAAGACGTATATACCAGCTAATGCTGAAATACACTTACCTACATTAAAACAAGAACAAATAAGGTTGTGGCCTGAACACCCAAAAGCCAAGCCCTTGGAGCTTTAATAGAACATGAAAGCTGCCTAAGTCTAACCCATACTAAGTGCTGGAACCCAAAGTCTAGGCTTAGAACTCCTCGTGAAGAAGGGGCTGGGTTAGGACAGCTTACAAGGGCCTTTAAACAAGACGGTAGTATTAGATTTGATGCATTATCAGAACTAAAAGCTAAATACCCTAAAGAACTCTCAGAGTTAAGTTGGTCTAACATATATGCTAGACCGGACTTACAGATTAGGGCACTATTACTAATGTCTAAATCAAACTATAGCTATTATATTAGGTACTCAGCATCAACAGAAGATGCTCTTGCTTTTGCTGATGCAGCGTATAATGGTGGAATAGGTGGTTTAGATACTGAAAGACGCGCATGTAAACTATCAAGTTCTTGTGACCATAGGAAATGGTTTGGGAATGTAGAAAAGTTTTGCATGAAAAGTAAAACCCCACTATATGGTACTAGATCTGCGTGCGATATAAATAGACACCACGTATATGATGTGCTAGAAGTACGTAGTCCAAAGTATATACCATATTTAAAGTAGGTACCAATCATGTCAAACCAAAATAACCAACCATATAGAACTAATAGAAATGACCTACAGCAACGAGAAATAGAAGCACATACTTTACTGACCCAATCACTTAACCTATTGTCAGATAGAATTCAGAAAACTGAGTCAGATTTTATCTCACACCTTAAAAAGGTGGAAGACAGACTAGACCAGATAGTAGATTTAACAAAGTCAGTTGCCGTACTTGGTCAACAAGCATCACAACAATCTGATCAAATTACTGAATTAAGGACGTCTCAGCGAGAACACTTCCAGAAATTTGATGCTTCTGTATCTAGAATACACACTAGAATAGAGGAAATACAAGACCATGGTAGAGATAAGTTAGAGCTTATAGTTAAAGAAACAGAACTTGCACAAAAAGAAGTAGCTTCCAAATGTGACAAAGCAACTAAAGAAATCTCTAGTAAAGCTGATAATACTGAGAAAGAACTCAAGCAATGGCTAAATAGAGGTGTTGGTGCATGGCTAGTACTAGTACTAGTGTTCGGAGCTTTTAATACTACACTATGGAGATGGGTAGATAGTATTGAAAAGGACAGAACTCAAATAGTACAGTCTATGGAACTAAATAAAAGAGACCATATTATATATGATAATAGGGTACTAAGTTTAGAGTCTACTGTAAAAGATACTCAAGAACAGGTAAAGAGAATATCACAAATGCAGCAGGACACAGATAGACAACTAGAGTATTTAAGGAATAGGAAATGAAGTATTTAATTGCTTTAGTAGTACTTATATACTCCTTACTTGCAACAGCCACAGAACCTATAAAAAACATAGAACCCAATATAACCTCTATCCCTAGGATAGAGGTTTATTGGATATATACTATGAAAACTAGGTTTTGGTCAGATGGTAGTAAGATTACAGTATACTATTCAGGGTTTGACAATCCTACCCATATAAGTTTTGTTAAACAAACATTAGGCATATCTCCACAACAATTCCAATCCGCTATAACTACATACGTTAATAGCGGTAATGCCAGCTATTTTCGTATGGTAAGATCAGACTATGAAATGTTAAGGCAAGTAGCAATAACTCCTGGATCTGTAGGATATATATCATCTAGGACTTTATTAATAAACGGCGGATACCATGACATTAAAAAAATTGATATTACTGATTAGTTTTTTAATAGTAAGTGTATCTGCTAATGCTATAGATTATGGTGGTAATTTATCTGGATATTTATTTTATACCGCTTTTTCAGACCACTCATTTCATAATGATAGAAAAGTAGTAGCTATAAATATGGATGCTGATATAGCAAATACTGCTATAAGGGCACAAGTAGCAGGACTAGATTCAAGTACTTTTGTAAGAAGATTAGTACTAGAGCAAGCTATATCTGTATATAATACTGATATAATATATCAAATAGGTAGGTTTGGTAGGGTAGACTCATTCTATAACGGTGTACTAGAATCTCCAGGAGACTACCAAATGGCTATACTACCATTTGCTGGTTACTCATATAGAATGTATAATGGTTCGTTCACGACTATGGATGGACATAATCTAATACTCAAGAAAAAGCTAGATAATGTTCTTATAACTACTAGAATGGCGATTGGTAGGGGTGTAATAGACGAGAAAAGCTTACAAATGGAAGCTTTCAAAAGGTACGACAGAAATATAGATATGTCTTCTAGTAATGATAATACTGATTTATCTATAAAACTAGAAAATGCTGATTGGTCTTTTTATGTTGCTAAACATAAATATGTATCGCACCAAACTAGTAATAGTACCTCTCCAATTTATCAATATTATGTAAGTGTATATAATGTAGCGACATACGATCTGTTTAAATATGGTATTCAATATGATAATAAGATTTGGTTTGCCAGAACTGAAGTAACTGAAGGTATTACATATACCTATAGTAAAAATAATAATGTTACATCTTTTCAAGAGTCTCTTGATTATAACGTAGTAGCTGGTAAATATATAGATAATAGTATAATTTATTTAGGGTATTCTTTGGGACATAATATTTCTAAAGATGCACATAATATAGATAGATTTATAGGTATTACTAATAATTATAAAAGAATTACTACTTCCGTAGAATACCACTATGGAAAAGGTGTTGGGTGGGTTAAATATGGTTCTCCTGAAACCCTAACTAAATGGAATACTTTAATAGGATCTATATCATATAGTTTCTAAATATGAATATACTAATAGTAGATGATAATAGGTCTATGCGTAAACTATTGCAAGAAATAGTGCACAAAATAGACCCTATGATAGATGTGGTTGTAGCAAGCAGTTATGAAGAAGCTTCATTATTATTAAAAAAATATAAGTTTAATGGAGCTCTCTTAGATTTAGTACTAATAAAATCTTCAGGTATATCGGTTGCTGAATTATGTGAGCCATACAATATACCAATAGTTTTTGTTACTTCAACTAGTGATGACTTTAATTACTCTTTAATGTATAAATATGGCTGGATAATAAATAAACCCATATTAGCAGATGCAGTAGTTAGAGCAGTTACATATTTTAAACAATTAGGATAGCATATGGGCAATTCTTCTGGAAAGAGAACACGTAAGGGTGGTACCCAAAACCCTGTTGAGTATGGTTTTAGAGAAGTAAAACCTCTCAATTATATACAAGGTGAGTACTTAGAAGCTATACGAAATAACGATATTATATTTGGTATAGGTTCAGCAGGTACAGGAAAAACTTATATAGCAGCTACATATGCTGCAGGCGAGCTATTCCATAGAAGGATACAAAAAATTATTCTAACTAGACCAAATATTGAGACCGGTCGAGGTTTAGGATTCCTTCCAGGTACTTTAGAAGAAAAGTATGCCCCCTTCTTAGACCCATTCGATAATATTTTTACTAAGTCTTTAGGTAAGGGCTTCTACGAATATGCATTAAAATCAAAAGATATAGAACCTAAACCGTTAGGGTATATGCGTGGAGCAACTTTTGATAACTGTATAGTATTAGTAGATGAAGCCCAAAATGCTACAAAAGAAGAAATGAAGATGCTACTTTCTAGAATAGGAAAGAACTGTAAAATTATTCTTAGTGGTGACCAAGATCAAACAGATATTGGAGAAGATTCCGGACTTCTAGACGCTGTTCGCAGACTTGAAGGTTTAGAAGGTATCGAAGTGGTACGGTTTAGGGATGAAGATATTGTCCGTAGTAAAATGTGTAAAGCTATTATAATGGCATATAGGAATTAAATATGAGCAGAGCTACAAAAAAGAATTATACAAGTGGGCTAGGCATATTGCTACATAAAGTATTTGATGCTGCAAAAACAACTTCTAGACGAAAATTAGATAGCAGACCTCACTTTGTACCTATAGATATGTCGGTTCTTGAAGTAGCTCTCTCACATATATTAGGACCTAGGCTAAAAGAGTTCGAAGAAGCTTTAGTAGCGCAAATACGCCTTAGTAGTTTCAAAGTATTATCTGCTACAGCAATAAATAAAATGGCTTTAAGCGATATTACTAAAATACTTTCTGCAGGACCAATAGTAATAGAATATAATCGTAGTATTATAGGCGTACTATTTAAGAATTATAATAGTGCTGGTAAAAATCTTTTTACTCCTATAATAAATAAAACTTTATCTGATTTCGCCGTATCTGGTGGTTTTGATATAGGTCACTTAGTATCTAGTAGTAAACTAGCTAAAAGTCCTTTACAGCTAAAAATAGATGAGGTAAAGGGATTACTATCAACATATGCAGAAAGTAAAAACTCTTCTAAAGTTATATCCTATGTTGTAGATAGAATAGCTATGCACCTAATTACTCTTTATAACTCTGGAGATAAAGGCGATAGGGATAAAGCTATTGAAGAATTAAATACATCTTACAAAGTAACAAAAGATATAGATAGTATAATGACTAGTACTACTATGCTAAAATCAGTTATTAGACAGAGTTTACGCAATATGTCTTATAAGGGATTATCTAGTTCAAATAGTGGCTATTTTAACATTATAAAAGAAAAAATAGATAAAGAGTATGATACTTTAGCCGAATCACACTCATATGGTAATACTATAGTTGAATTAGATATGGTGAAAACTATATCACCGGCTCTTAATAGAGTTGGGGCTATTATAACTATTATACAAGATAGAGCTGAAAATCAAAAAGAGTTTGGGTCTAGACTTGAAGGTGGTATAAATAGGACTATAAAAAATAAAATTATAGGTGAAGTACTAACTTCTGAAAGGTTTTCGCCATCTTTAAAAGATAATATTGAGAGTGCGGTAATAGCAAAATTAACTGGTAAAAAAGTACCTACCAAAAAATCTAGAAAAACAGAATCAGTAGATGTAAGTCTACCAAAGTCTAAAATTAGTAAGGGTAAGACGGAAGTAGTAAAGCCGCAAAAAACTCAGTTACCAGCACTAAGAAATATACAAGGGCAGTTTACTTCACTTACTAGCTTGCAAAACCTTCTTAATATGCAGTTACATGATCAAATTAAGAAGAATATGCATAGACCTAATTTAAAATATCAGACAGGTAGGTTTGCTGAGTCCGTAAAGGTTGAGCAACTTTCTCGTGCACGTGATGGCGCGATAACGGCTTTTATGTCCTATATGCGATATCCTTATGCAACTTTTGAGGTTGGAGGAAAACAAGGTCATAAAGGATACTATCCTTCAAGATTAATTAATACCTCAGTAAGAGAGTTGGCAGCTAAACTAGTTAAAGAAAAATTTACTTCTATCACCATTAAATAAAAAAGCCCCGTATACTAAGTATACGGGGCTTTTCTTTTACATCTCTGCTTCCATCATATCTTCTTCGTCATCTTCTAGGATTGGCTCCCAATCGTCACAAGTTCTTAAAGCAGAACAAGTGATATTCCAACGAAGGCAGTTACCGCTTGGCATGCCATCAATGTCAGCCCAAGTAGGGTCAATATCAGAAGCCTTCACTGAACCACCCGGACCTTTCGCTAGACAATCTAATACCTCTGGTGAAGCATCGTATTCTTCGCAATTATAGCACAACCTAGTTCTAGCTTCACCTTCTTTGACGCGCCACTTAATCATTTTATCATTCCAGAAAATATGATTAGGCTCTCTTGGGTCCGCAGGACCTAGGTTAGCAAGCCTTATGCACGTTAGGTGGTTTGCTATATTTACTTCTGGATATATTGATGATACAGGACAATTATCAGGCATCTGGAACTCCTACAGGTTTAGTGGGTGGTGGAGGCATTTGCTCCTGTACAAACATATTATATTGGATAGTTAATTTATCTATAACTTGTTTAGATACTTTATATGGCAACTCGCTTAATGCATTAGCTATTAACTCTAGTTCTTGAACAGTTACATTGATATTAATATTAGTTTCTTGTGGGTTCATTTGATTGGACACATTCCACCAGCACAATCATCCATAGCTAACTCTTCAAAAGAATTAGCGGAATCTAGATCTACTGGTAATAGGTTACGAATATACTCTTCATAAATCTCTTTAGTAGTAACTTCTTGTGGAAGATACGGGTATCCTAAGTCTTTTGCGGTCTTGCTTGGATCATTTCTAAACAAGAAGCTAACAGCCACATAACTATCCCAGTTATCGTGCAACCATTTGACAATTTCAGGAGTTTCTTCTGGAGAATATGAAATAGTACAGCTTACATTTTGCTGACAGTAACTATCCATCAGCATCTTATACGACTCAAGTTGCTGAACAGCAGAATCTAGGTTAACTTCCTTACCGTCAACAATATCGAAATCAACACCATCATTCTTTACTGGGAAAGTAACAAGTGTTGCTGAATCATCGTATGGATGGTTAAATACATTATAATTAGCATCACGAAGTTTATCTACTAATAGATCGTACTTACTAAATGCAACATTATTAAGAATATACTTTCCTAGAGGCTTATGCATACCCTCTAGAGAGTCATAACACTTACTTTGAGTACCTTCTGGTTTAATACTGGTAACATTCTTAGGATACTGTAGGCCTAAGTCTTTAGCCATAGAGTATGCGGCAGTAGTAATAGTACGCTCTAATCTGCGATAATCATAAGCCTTCATATCTGTACGACCTGCCACACCCATTAGTGACACACCGCATAAACGAAGATGTTCATTATTTAAGTGCCAAGATTCTTGCAATAATCCGTCACGGAAATCTACTACAGTTTGACGATAGTTAGCTCTTGCAATAACTTTAGCAGCACGAAGTAATCCTAAATTGTCATTGCGGAACTTCAACAAATCGATACTAACTAAGTTACAGAAACCTTTGTTAGGTAATAGAATTTCAGCACAAGGGTTAAGCCCAACAGCCCATGGAGCGCGAGCTTTCATTTGCTGCCCATTAATTAGACCGGGTTCTCCATTACCACCTTGATTAATTTTGTCAAACCAAGCATATAGATCATCATATGCAGGACGCTTCCAGAAAATAATAGAATTATTACTCTGACTACGATGGTCATTTCCATTTTCCCACATACCTGCTTTAGCATCCGCAAAATCAAATACGCTAGGATTGTGATCGTCCATTACTGCAATCTGTGCACTACGGCGAGTTGACAATACCGTGCCCAATAGGTTGATAACATCCAGAATATCCATCTCTGACAAAATACTGTCAGCTTTGGAATTAAGAATATTAAATACCTTGGTATAGGCTTTAGCAATACCTACATCACCCTGAGATAGCCAACCGTAATTCTTAAGTCTAATACCTGCTTTACGAATCTCGGAAAACTCCAATACTAGCTTTTTAGCTGGATACTTACCTGCTAATAGTTTTCCGATAGACTTGGCCCAAGCTTCGGCAGAGTCGCCAACACTAATAGTCCAAGTATTTGTTTCATCATCCCAAGACTCTAAGTTTTCCTCGCGACCCTTAATCGTAGAGTTTCTAGAACGCTTAATTTCTAGTTCTGGGATATATTGTCTGAATCCGGTAAGCGATCCTGCTACTGGGCGGAAACCAACACCACAACCTTGAAGTAGTAACCAAAATACGTCTACAACATCATAAATTGTTTCAACATTAGTAAAACTACAGTTAAACATACTAGCTTCGCGACGCTTAGAGATATCTGTACCACCTAGCCATAATGTTCTGCCGGCTACTGCAACTTTACGACTAATCAACAACTGCCTAAGTTCTTCTAGTTCTGCGAGTTCATTGCCGTTAAGCGTCTGCCACTCTTCCAAATCCTCGGTCACATCATGTAGAGGAACATCGCGTAGAATGGTCGCTGTTTTAGCACGTTCCCATAAGAAGCGTTGGTGCTTAATAACTCTGTTTACTGTCTGTTCCCATGTTTCAAACTCCGTTCCATCTTCATTAAGTGGTCGATTATATGTTCTACGGGTAATTACTTGTGCTCGTGTACTTACTGTCATTCAATAACTTCCTTTAATTTTACTTTAAATAGTTTATATTCTTTGCTAGCACTAGAGTTAGTACGTTTTACATAGTCTAGTGTTTCCAACGCATCTTTTTTGGTACTGTGCAGTATTTCTCCGCCTAACAGTGTATAAAATCCTAATGATCCATCAGGCCACTCATATCCAATAGCATATAATGACTTTTTCATTCAATACCTGTAGACCCAAAACCGCCAGTACGTTCAGTCGTACCTAAAGCTTCTTTAGTATCAACCATTGACCAATCAAACTGCAGAACTGGTACTAGCACAATCTGTGCAATTCTATCTCCAGCTTTAATACGAATTTCATCTTCGCCAATATTATCTACAATGATTCCTAGTTCTTCTCTATAGTTAGAATCTACTGTACCCGGACTATTAGCTATACGCAACTTAGTCTTATAAGATAAACCGCTACGAGGACGTACTTGGATTTCTGCATACGATGGAATACCTAAGTATAGTCCAGTTCCTACAATAGTAGTTTCACCCGGTCTAATAACGTAGTCTTGTTTCGCGCGTACATCTTTTCCTGAATCACCTTCCTTAGCATATACTGGAATAGTAATATCATAGTTCGTGTCTACATATAGTTTTACAATATGGCTCATAATCCTAGTCTTTCGTTAATATCTTTAATATTGGCTTCGCCAATTGCTTCGTCACAAAAAGTCTCAATATCTACTAACTTATGGTTTAACTCTAATAAATCAGCACTATCATTAATTGCTGCAATATACTTATATTTGCCCGGAAGCGGTATTGCCTGAATAATATCAAAAACGCTACCATACTCTTCAATTAAAGATTGTGCACGTTTTGGACCTACTCCCGGTACGCCTATAATATTATCCCCAGAGTCACCCATTAGACACTTAATTGACATATAGTCATCATGTGAAAAGTCGTAATGTTCACCCCAATTCTCTAGAGAATACTCTTTTCTAGTCACATAACTAAATCTGTGTACATATGGACTAAGTAATAGGTCCCAGTCTCTATCAGAAGAAATTAGCCAAATATTATCAAACCCAAGAGACTTTCGTTTAGATACTAAGTACCCAGCAATATCATCGGCCTCTACGCCTTGGTACCGCAGAACTTCAAACTGTTCTGCACATAATTCCATAGTTTGTTCGAAATCGTTAAAGAACTCTTCAAACTCTTGCTTTTCTTGTTCTGTTTGATTATCAAACTTATCTTTTCTATTTTGCTTATACTCAGGATAAATAGATTTTCTAAACGAGGAACTTCCTTTATCACAAGCAATAATAACTTTTGAAGCCTTATATGATTTTTGTAGGCTTTGAACTGTCCTAATATAGTCGGTAGCAAAATCTCTAACCTTACCGTGTTTATATCTAAAAGCTAGGTTTAGACCGTCTACAATCATCAAGGTATTATGTGTCTCAGTAATTTCTTTAAATGTTTTCATTTTATAAATTTAGGCTTCTCTAATGCTATCCATTGATCTAATAAAGCTACGTAAAGTTCCCACCCCTTGACATTTATGAACATATAATCTAATGCTGGATTTACTGGTTTTTTCTCGAATCCAACAAATATTTTACTACGATCGAATTTAAAAATCAAGAGCGGTATTTTATTCGTTTGACAACTTTGTCTTACTGCCTGTTCCCAAAACTCTAATAGTTGAGGGTTTATGCTAGTTAATATAGCACTAGTCAAATGGTCATCTTTATATCCTTTTACCTCAGTACAATAGATATTGCCTTCGCCAGGTATATATAAATCCCCCTTTAGCTGATGTTTAGGGTCAAGAGCACCTGATCCAGGCACTCTCTCCCAACTTAGTCCAGTTAATTCTTTTAACTTCTTTTTTACATCAGACTCGATTCTAGCGCCTTTAGCTCTAGAATCAACCATTACTTAGCCTTTACTGTACGTCCAATACTTCTTCCAACCTTTTTAGGAATAGTTTCAGTATTCCCGCTAATATTATTGCCGGCATTAGACAGATCAGCAGTACCGTCACTAACGCTACTACTAATAGCGCTAGTAGGACTAGTGCTAGGATCACTACTATTACTATTAGTGATAATGGTATTGATACTATTAGATACATTGGATACACTATCAGATACATTAGTAGTGTTAACATTAGGTTTTGCATGTTGTGTAATAATCTCCATTTCGTCTATACTGTATGTTACTGATCCAGAAAGTACTTTTAATGTACTTAATTCTTTGAGACTCATTAACATGCCTGCATACAAGCCTATTTCTGATTCCCCAGATACTGTGACTCGTTTAATGGATGCCTTAGCATCTTTGGACATTTTTTCTATTTTAATCATATTAAACCTCTATCCGAGATATGTTATTTTCTTTAACTACACTAACTTTTTCTAGTAGTGGGTGAGTAAACCCATGACTAATTAGGAAAGTGTTTAAACTATCTTCTTTAAGTAGTACTTCTACTAGCTTTTCTTTACCATCAATATCTAGAGCCTCTACAGTTTCATCAAGAATCAGTAGGTTTATCTTATTATTAGATAAAGACTGCATAAGTTTTCTAATAGCTAATAGCGCAGATACATTAACTCTAGCTCTTTCTCCGTTTGATAGTGAAGATATGTCAATATCTTTCCCATTATCAGTAACTACTACGTTTAATTTATCGCTGGTAGTTATTTCAAAAGAGATCTGGAACCTACCATCTGCCATATCTGATAGATATTCATTAGTAATTTCCTGTAAGTCTTTTACAAGGCACTCTATTTTATATGCTACTAATCCTGTAGTACTAAAGGTCTTTACTAGTATATTTAGTATAGCTATTTTATCGTTTAGACTCTTTACTTTGGCTGACACTTTATCTAATTCATCAGCATACTCGGACAGTTGCTTAGATATAACCCCTATAGTTGCATTATGCTTACTAGCTTTAGTATTAAACGCTTCTGCATCTTTAATAGCAGATTTTGTATTGTCTATTTTAGACTGTAGTGTAGCCACTTCATTTTCTAAAGACTCCTTGTCTAGGAGTTCTTTTTGCATATTGACGTCAATTAATGTATGATACTTCTCCCAATCTTCCTGGGACTTACTGGCGTCGTTATATGCTTTTGTTGCTGCCTCAATTTCATCTACTTTGGTTGATAACTCTTTTATAAGAGCAGTAGACTCACTAACTAATTGTTGTTTTTCATCAATTAGTGTTGCTACTTTATTATCGTCTATTTGCTGTAGACAGGTTGGACATGTACCATGCAACTGCTTCATTTTATCTATAAAAGAGGTACTATCTTTTATAGTTTTCTTGTGTTCTATTATTTCATTACTGTACTTTGTAGAAGTCTCGGAAGGCTTCTTAGGTACTGGTAGTAAGTTAATCTTATTTTGCAGACTAATATATGTATTATTCTGAGTAATTGCTTTATTAGTCTTTGCAATATTAGCTATTGAATTATCTAATTCAAGCTTCTTAGCTAGTATAGCTTCTTCTAATACTGGTACTTCACAAATAGGGTGTTCAGATAAGTCATAGTTTTTATATTTATTGATCCAAGACTCAATAGTATTGAACTCGGCCTCAGCAGCAGAAAACTCTTTAGTAAGTGCTGCATTAATATTTTTAAATAGGTCTGACGCTTTACTATATTTTTCTAAGTCTAATAGTTCTATGAAGAATTTTTTTCTGTTTGTATCAGTAGCTGTTAGAAACTCTAGACTAGCTGGACTGCTTTGATACACAATTTGTGTAAAGGCTTTATGGTCAAAACCAATAATATCTTCTATAATCTTATAAGTTGCAGTAGATGTATGTGCGCTAATATCTTCGCTATTTTTAATTAGCTTTACTGTTTGAGTTGCACCTCTAGTAGTCTTAATAGTATAAGAATCTGATCCTTTGTCAAAATCCAGTTCTATTGAGTACTTGGTTGCTTTAGCGTACCTATTTAATACATCGCCTTTTTTAGTTCCCTTAGAGTTCTTATTAAATAATACCTCTTCCAATATTAGTGCTATACTACTTTTTCCGTGTCCATTCTTACCCAAAATCTGCGTAAGTGGGCTTGATATAAAAGATACGGAATTATTCTCACCGTATGAAAACGCATTAGACCAACGTAGTTCTTTTAATTTAATCATTGTTCTAGCTTACTTAAGTTATTCTGTAGTTCATGCATTACGTTATTTATAGTATCTTCATTAAGTTGTAGAATATATGTTAAATATTCACGAACTTCATCAGATATAGACATTTCCGGATCTAGTATTAGTGCCGAGTCTGTATCTCTCTTAGTAACTTTTTTAGATACTAACGTATTATCTTCAAGTCCTGCTAATTCATCAAGACTACCCTCAACTTCATATACTGTATGATGGAAAGGTGTCTGCGGTTTAGGGTCGTTAATACCGATAGTCTTTCTTATTAGCTGCGGCATGTCTAGCTTTACCCAAACATGCTCCAACGTATCAGTATCAAGAATGATAACCCCTGTATCAACCTCTCCACGGTGGAAGGATGTAGTAACTGGAGATCCGGGATATAGTATATTACGCTGAGAATTATCGTAGCTATGCAAGTCACCGGCGAGAACCACTTTCCACCTATCAAATATGCTAAGATCAACTTCTGGTTTAACATGTGGTGGAATCTCTCCTCTAACGTGTGTTACTAGAATGTCGCCATCAAAATCAACACCACCTGTAGTGTATTCTTTTAATTTATTATATGGTATATAATCAATTCCATCTAGCGTCTCAAAGTCATCCACAATCATTACTAAATCATTAATACGGCTAGTAGCCTTTTTAAGATTAGTCATAAAAGTAGTATTTTTCTTCAGAGCTTCGTGATTACCTGGGATTATAACCGTTGGTATAATGCAGTGTTCTATAAGATTAAAATATTCTTCTAGTTCTTCCATATTAGGAAGCTTATCAAAGGTATCTCCACCTATAATAAATAGATCACATACTTCTTGTTGTTTTTCTAACGCTTCCCACAGCATCTTATATCTATTTTTTGCCCAATCTACTGGCACATTTTTTGCACCATACTTTATATGTATATCTGCTGTAAATAGTACTTTCATGAATTTATCCTGATAATTTCTATTTCGTACTTTGATACTGTAATATTAACTGTCTCAAATGTTTTTGTTGCGTTGATACTTTTTATATACGTCCTGTTTAAACCCTCATTAGCATCTGTAATGGTATTTATTAGGTTATCAACCATATCAGACACGCTAGAAAGTTTAAGTTTTTTATAGTCCATGATTTTCCAGGTAAAAAAGCCCCATAGGTATTAAACTTATGGGGCTATTTATATTAGTTACCTAATTCGTTAACGGCTTCCTGATCGTTAGAATCGTTTTGTTCGTCATCCGTACTAGAAATCTTTTCCAGTAGAGCTTTTACTTCTTCGGAAGTAGGACGAGGATATTTCTCGTCAATAGTCTTTTCAGCATCGGCAAGTTGACGTTCAGCATCTGATAAAGAACGCGGCTTGCAACGAAGAACTTGAAGCTGGTACTCTACATTATATGCTAATGGGCCAGTCTTAACACGCTTAAACACTACATCCCAGCCAGTATCATAATCTGTAGGATCACCCAAATCTTCTGCGGCAGTAAGAATCTGCTCAAAAAGCTTCTTTTTCAGGTTTAGTGCTTTAACTTTGCCATCACTAGGATCAATACAGTTGATTACATAGCTCCAAGAGCACTTGATATCAGGGAAGTATTCTTGAACATGGTCTTTTTCAAGATTATCAAACTTTTCCTTTTCACGGTTAAATGCCAAGCACTCAATAGGAATGTCTTTGTTATTAGTCCCCTTAACCCAATAAACGTAACGTGGGAGAACGCCACCAATAAGACGTACAGAGTTTTCACCATCCTTATAAGAGTAGGTATCAACTTTGTTAGATTGTGCTTTGCCTTTAGTATTACCGAACGAGATTGCCATAATTTTCCTCAAATATGAAATATATTTTGTTATCTGTTATTTTTAGCAGTGGATTATATTTAACTGCAGTTATGTTTAAGTCGAAGTAGTCTGTTAGATCTAAGTGCTTAGTTCCAAATGCTTTATAGTTGTAGTAGTTACGTCTTCCAGCTAAGCGTATATACTGCGCTTTATGGGTCAGATCATTTGTACAACTAAATAGAGGATTAGGATTTAGTAAATAGCTATCTCCTACTAATGATTTTGGCAAAGCTTTATAGTGCTTGCCGTGTTTTTTTGAAGGGACTAGAACTCTATCATTCCAATATTGTAATGCACCTACCATTGCTACCGGATCACATGCTGTACATTCCTCCAATACCGTTAAATTAAATCTTAGTATCATTGTTTAATTTCCGATTTTGAAATAATATTATATCAAAAAAGAAACACTACTACAAGTTCAAAATTTAAACCCTTTCTATTTCCCAACCCTTCTTTAGGTAGAAAGAAAGCCTATCAGTATTTTGTTTCTTATCTGAGTATCCGGAGAAGTTCATATCTAGTACTAATGGTTGTAGCTTATTTTCATGTAGTCTTTGTACTCTACCAATAATTTGCTCTAATAGGGAATCATTACTCATTGGTATAGCTAATATAACACAACTTAGAATATTTATAGAGATGCCTTCTGAGAAAATCTGTCTGGATCCAGCAACGCACATTTTTTCCTTTGATAGGAGCTGCTCTTTTGCTTTTTGTCGTTCTTCGAACTTAGTGTTCCCAGTAACCAACACGCAGGTGTCTCCAATTTTTTCAGCAACATTTTCTAAGAACTCCACTCTATCTGCAATTATTAATACTGAATGACCTTTTTTTATTTGTACTTTTGCCAAAGTAGCAATAAAGTCTTGGTAGTCAATATCTTGAACAAGTTTAGTAATTCTATCTGTCCACGCCAGTTTAGGGTCTAGTGCCACTCCAGTATTTACTATTTTAACTTTAGGTACTAAAGTATCACTGGCGGGGGGAGTATATACGTCTTTTCCAAAAAAGTCTGGAAACATTACATGCTTTCCATCTTTTCTAAGCATAGTACCACTTAAACCTATTTTATATCTACAATGCAACTGTTCTAATATAGAAGTAAAAGTAGTGGCTGGAGTATGGTGGCATTCGTCAACAATTACAGTACCAAATTCCTTATCTACTGCACTAATATACTTTACTAGACTTTGTATATTTGATATAACTATAAAGTGATCGTCTATATCAAATTTTCCACTACCTATTATACCAGGACTAGTTCCATATAAGGTTTCTACTTCTTCTATCCACTGATCTCTAAGTGCCGTAGTATGTGTAACTACTAGTGTTTTCTGACCTAACTTTCTAGCCAGATGTAGTGCAGTAAATGTTTTACCCCAACCAACTAATGCATTAATGAAAGAGTTATCTTCTACTGCATCATATATAGGTTGTTGGGCTTCTCTTAACTGAAACTTTGGTATTGGGAACGGTACTTCGTTTAGTACCCTTTTATCCACAATCTCATAACCTTCAGGAATAAGGTCAATACGAGTTTGCGGCATAGATATAATACCTTTAGTTAGTATCTTATAAGATCTAAACGTTTCAAAAGGTATTGCCCCCACTTTCGACGCTTTAGGGTTAAAAGCCTTAGCTATCTTATAGGTTAACTCTTTCTTTATTTTTTCTGTAATTTCTGTGCCAGGATTATCTATGTATATCCTATTACTAATTATTGCTTTAGGCACTATGCTTTTCTCCAAGTATCTTTAAAAGGCTCCTTATATATTCCATATAATACTGTGCCTCCACCATAATGTAATAGTCCCGCATATTGATCCGTATGGTGTGGCCTATACGATAATTTATATCTAGTAGATATTCCTTTTAATACTAACACACATCCGGTAGTATCTTTAGCCGGTAATATATTTTGTATTTTGGCGCAGGTCAATTTGCATCTATGTGTTTTCTGTATTTGGAATACTCTGCCTTTGGAGTCTATAAACCATGTAGACGTTGACGCAGATAATAGTACATCTTTTAGATGTGGTAAAGAGTGTTTAAGCTGAAACAATTTATGTCCCAGAGACACTAACTTTAATCTTCTTCTTCCTAGTGATGTATCACTAATACTAAGATCATCCACTAACCTAACAGACTCCGAAGCCTCTAGTGTACTAGAGTCTAATGTTTCATCAGTATAATACACTAGAGGTCCGGATCTACAAGGCTCCTTATTTCCTAGTTTAAATACGGGAAAGGATACCTTGCTCCAATCTATAAGATTTTTCGAATTTCCCAAACGAGTAGTCATCACCAACTTCCTGATCGATACCAATAGGGCATCCTTTAATAGAACAGCCTCTATCTCGCTGAGTACACTCTGCTAGAATTTTGCAGTATTGCTCTACTTGATCTTCTCTAACTAAGGCTACAATAGAGTCATGTACTAACATAAAAATATTAGCATCTAACCCTGCTTTTTTAATTTCTTTGGCAGTATCCATAGCACCAAATAGGTTAATATCAGATGCTAGTGACTGTACTTCTGAGTTAATACCGCTTCGTATTTCATGTGCAGCAATACCCTTATCGGAAGAGAATACATTAGGAAGTCTACGTTTTCTTCCAAAGAAAGAATAAGTATATCCATTAGCTTCAATGAACTCTTTTCTGGACTTTAGCCAACTCTTCAGCTTATTGAACTTTTTAAAGTAAGAATCAATATCTTCTTGAGCCTGCTCAACTGGATAATACTCACCAGTTGCTTTAGTAACCGTCTCAGATACTTTTTTAGCTCCCGAACCGTACAAAATACCAAAGGAAATAGCCTTAGCAGACTGTCGCATACTACCGAACTGTTTCTTTACATCATCAACATCACAAGGTAAGTTAAAAACCATTTTAGCAATAGTAGAGTGGAAGTCACCTCCACTAGTAAAAACAGCTTGAAGGTTTTTATCACTAGACAATACTGCCGCATAATACATTTCAGCGGTTGCTAAATCCTGTGATACGATCTTGTATCCTTTAGGTGCTGCAATACAACCTTTAATAATTGGGTCGTCCCGCGGGATTTGCTGAGCGTTAAACTTGCCCGAACTAGATAGTCGGCCACTAGTAGTAAAAATGAGATTAAAGTTCGTTCTAATGCGACCATCTTTATCTAACTCCGGCAGAATCTTACTAATATAAGTATTCTGCATTTTACCCATTTGACGTACTTTAAGAATATCTTTTGGTAAAGGGTGTTCTTCGCTAAGTGTTTCTAGTACTTCCGCATCCGTAGATATAGCGCCTGCTTTAGTGATTTTACCAGTGGGAGTAAGTCCAACATAATCAAATAAAACAGAACGTAACTGCAGCACTGAATTAGGGTTGAAAATTTTTCCCGTATCTTTTTCATACTTCTGTACTGCCTCATAACTATACAGTGCTTCCTTAGCAGCTTGAATCTGCTCTCCTAAGTATATATTAGCCCCTTGCATACGCTCTTGGCTAATAGGTATACCTACCTCTTCCATATCCATTAGGAATAATGTTCCAGGTACTAGAATCTTTTCATATACAAATGTCAGCTTATCATTTCGCTGAAGGATAGGTCTAAACTTATTGAATAGTTCAAAAGTTACCGCAGTATCAATACTAGCATACTCGCTAATGACGTCGAAAGGAATTAGATCGTATGTGAAATCATCGTTTAGAACTCCATGCTTTGCACAGTAATCTTTCTTAAACTCATCTAGAGTAGAATCATAGTCTCCAAAATCAGTGTACTTCAATGCCAACTGCTTTAAGCCATGAGAATCGTTTTCATCTAATGCATAGTGCATTAGCATAGTATCATGTACACGATTACGATTAAATTTAATTCCAAGATGGTATGCAATCATCTTGTAGTCAAATTTCATATTATGAAACACTGTTTCAAACGAGTCAGCGATCTGCTGTAGTTTTTCTACACATTCTTCATCTAGGCAGTCAGTAAGAATATACCTGCCCTGTTTTACTTTATAAGTAAGAGATACACCTAATACATAACCATCTCTAGGATATAGGGCAGTAGTTTCCGTATCCCATGCTACAACACCCTGGGCATTTTCAATAATTTCATCTAAATACTCTTTTGCTTCTACAGTACTAGATATACCTTTATAGTCTCCAATAGTTGGGGCTAGTAGAGTGCCACTAATATATTTCTTAATCTTATCTACAGCTCGCTGGAAATCTGGCTTTCCTTCTGGCTTGAAAGCCAGCATAGCAGGGTTACTAATTGGAATGAATTTATCATTAATTAACTGTCCTGCATAGTTAGTGACACTAGTAATCTTTGCGTACTCTTTTGCTGCTTCTGCACCAACTAGAATCACGAAATCATATGGTTCCAGATCTACTTCTAGATCTACGTCTTTCTTTAGGAGTTTTGTAATAGGTACAGAACTCATATGATAGTGGTCAAACTCGAAATCAAAATAATCTGAGTAGCGAGTTCTATTTGGTGCTTTATCAATAAGTGCAATCTTCATTGTTTTATATATTCCTTAATACTAGAAACATCTTCTTGTCCTAATTCTCCCGGATCCGTTCCGTCAGGAAGAGTGATAATTTCTACTAAGAAACCTTCGTCCTCAATTAAGGGTTTCAAAGTTTTGGCAGCCTTTTCTCCTGCCTCGTCTCCATCAAACATAATGAAGATTTTCTGAATACCTTGTGCCTTAAACGGCAAAAGTTTTAGTTTTGTATCTTTTTGTAGCGTATTAGTTCCAAAACAAGCTACTGCGTTTTCTAATCCTTTATCGTACAAGTTTAGAAAATCAAATAAACCTTCTACAAGAATAATTGACTTGTAGTCCTTTGGAGCACTAGGAGGGAATAAAGGTATTTGTACTCCGCTAGGATAATTTATATATCTAGGGTTTCCATTGCTAAGAGTATGTCTAGCTACATATACTACTGTTTTACCAGATATATCTGTGATAGGAAATATAATTCTATCTTCTAGCTTATCAATAGAATTAGTATAAAAAGCATTGAACTTCTTTAACGTATTAGGGGATAGTCCTCTAAATGCTCTAGTATATGGTATACCACCCGGTAATGGTTCTAACCCATGCTGCATTTGCATAACTTCTTTTAACTTTTCTTTCAGCTTAGCTATCTTTATAGGTATTGGGTTGCTGAATATTCCGAAATACTTAAAGATATTGGTTTTAAACCCACAACTAAAACAATGTGCAATACCAGTTACCTTATCAACCCTAAAGCTGGGATTGCTGTCGTCATGCTCAGGATTGAGACAGCGGATAAGGTAGTCTCGTCCTGAAACAGTAAAGGCAAGGCCTTTACTGTTTAGTAAATCTAAAACTGGATCACTCATATTTACGCATCCCAAGGCAAATCGGCTGCAGGCTCTCCACTTGCTGCCGTTTCTTTCTTCTTTCCAGAACCGGCTTTCTTAACAGTTTCTTTTGAGGCTGGTTTATCAATACTCATCGGAGAAATGCGAAGGGTGTCCCAATCAATCGGGCAGGTAAAATTCATTTCTTTACCACCACGAATTTTAGTAGTTTCAAAAGATATAGCCTGGGCATCTTTATCGTGAGCTTCCATTACAAGAGCAATGTCAGCAGCATCTAGAATACCCTTAGCAAAACGTGCTTCGCCAGTAGCATCAATTTGATATGGAGATACCATTACAACTTCATACTTACGAGCAAGATTCTTTAGCTTTTTAGACACTTCAATTTGTGGTTGCCAATCATACTGACTAGCCCCTTCAACTACAATCTGATTAACATAGTCTACTACTGCTACCTTTAGACCATCACCAAACTTAGCTTTCATCTTACCTAAGTGCAAATCAATACTAGATAGTGTTAGATCTCTATCATCTACTACAATCATCTGGTGATCTTTTAGGGAAAAGTTACGCACTAAGGTTTCTTCGAACTTGTAACGATCGCGATGCCTCATATAATCCAGAACCAGTTCGTCAGCATCTTTAAACATATTTGCGCGTGCTTTTACTACTCGAAGCACTTCATCATCCGTAAGCTTTCCCTGCTTTAGGTTCTGAAGATTTACATTAGCTAGAATAGCTAAGTTACGCTCCATTGTTTCCATTGCGGTCATTTCAATGGAGAAGTAAATACTAGAGTTGCCGGACTCAAACTGATTAACAAAAATATTACTGCTAGTAATGGACTTACCAGATCCGCGTTTTCCTCCAATAAGAATAAGCTCTTGACGAGCCACCCCACCAAGTACAGAATCAAAAGTATTGTTAAGACCCAGGTAGACACGTTCTTTCTCTAGTTCATCAGGATGGCGGAACATAAACATATCAGCCATAGTGAATACTTTTTCACTGGTATGTGTTTTTTCTTCTATTGTTAGTGCTATGGAAGAAAGATTTTCTTTAATTTCATTACTATCATACAAAGGTAGTTTATCTACAAATTTGTCCAATAGTTTAACTGTTTCTGACTGTGTATACTGGTCTATTAGAGCGTCCAGAGCTACTTCTGCGGAAACTTCTGGAACATCTGTAAGTTTTAATGTTGCTAGGGTTTTAGACGCTGGACTGTCCCTAACAGTTAATTCAAGGTCACCAAAGGAAGGTACGTTTCCGTACTTTTCATAGTATTTATTGATTACACTATACAGGGAGCTATATGCCGGGTCTAGAAAAACCAGTTTTAACTTAGCCCATATTTCAAGGTTTTGTTCTGTTAATAACTTATTCAGTACAACGGCACTAACATCCATGCTATTCTACCTTTGCTTCGTTTTCTACGATAATCTGGTCGATAATCTCTGTTACTTTATATAATACACCAGCACGTAGCTTTTTTAATTCTTCCTGATAGTTAGACATTCTATCAAAAAGCATACTAAACTGCTCATGATTTATTAGTTGCTGTAGGCCGAAATGTATGTGGTCATATGCCATAGTAGAGTCAGGCATTATTTCGATACTAGCGTTACGGCCATAGTTATGTACTGCTTGCTTTACTACTTCTTCTACAGTCAGAGAGTCGTTGTCGTGGTATGTTATTGTTACTTTCATGCTAGTCTCCAGCCTTTATGTGAACCTCTCTGCTTAGTAAGAACTTTATGTAGATTCTGTGCCTGTAATCCATGCTCTCTGCAAAAAGCACGTATATTGCTAATACTATAAGTAGTGCCTTCTGGAGAAAGTATATTTGGGTATACTATACCTTTGTTTGCTGCTGAGTTATCTCTTGAGTTTATTTTACTTTTTAGTATTTCGTAATACTCTGGGTATAGGTTAGCTAAATATCCGTGGGTTCTACCAATAGCTATATGCTTTACTATGCTTAGCCCTACACCGGTAATTTGGCTTATGCGTTTTAATGTATAATTAGTATTAGCAATTAATTTTAACACTTCTACATAATCTGCTTCAGTATGTTTTGCTGCCGACGTTCCTTCACCATACCCGGCATTTTCGCCACCATTAGTTAGATTTAAGCCTTTATTAAATGAGTCAAATTCTTTTATATAAAACTCTTCTAAAGTATTTAATTCTTCTGGGCTAGCATACTTCAATATTTCAAAATTAGGCATACCGTACTTATTATAATAATTTTGTAATTTACTATTTATATGCCTATTAGAAATTAGTGCACTTTTATGGTTTTGTAACCTGTTATATAGGTTAGTAGACCTTCCTATATAAAACTTATCTGGGTGTTGGTCAAAGTATATACAATATATTCCACAGTTATCCATTGTAATCATTCTTATACTTAAAAAGCCACCCAAATGTGCATTTGGGTGGCTGCTAGTGTTACTGAGCTGCTTTGGCTTCAGCTTTCATTTTTTTGACACTGCCTTTATAGTCGGCACAGTCGATACCACGACGAGTCAAGAGAGTACGAAGACCACGCTCAGTCTTCTGAACAGCGGCAGCGATTTCTGCAACAGTCATAGTAGCGATCTTGGCACCAAGTGCAACGATTGGATCAACCGTATCCTTAGCATGAGATTCACGCTGTGCAGGGATCTTTGCGATCTGCTCATTACGAGTAAGAGACAATGCCTTACCACGGACAGAAGCGACGGTCTTACCAAGAGCTTCAGCAATATCTTCAATGAAAGATCCAGCGTTAGCCATCTCAATAAACTTAGCTTCTTCTTGTTCTGAATAGGTGCGAGCAACTTCAACCTTTTCAGCGGCCTTAACAGAGCCAGTCAATTCTAGAGCAAGCAACTTGCCTTGAATTTGCTTTGCAGAGAACTTACCATCTGCAAACTTTTCAGCGATTTCTTTGTAGGTAAACTGACCATCATTGCGCTGAACGAACTGAGCAAGTTGCTCGCCTTCAGTTTCGCTAAAAGCAGAAGTCTTTTCCTTAGCCATAGAAACTACATCGCGCTCCAACTTACGCAGCTTAGAAGCGACAGAACGAGTAGTAAATCCAAGGGCTTCAGCAGCCTTTTCAACAGAGTCAACGCTAACTGGGGATTCGTTTCCAACGATCGACAGAAGGGTGTTGATAGCTTCGTCATTCCACTTTTTGGTCTTTTCGGTAGTAGTCATATTGGTTCTTTTCTTTATCAAATAAAAGTTGTTAAATTAGAAATAATTGTAATGCCAAGTTCATCTGCTTTTTTGCGTTTTGAACTATTTTTATCTTCCTCGTCAACTAATAAGTCAGTCTTTTTAGTTACTGATTCGACAATAGTATATCCGGCGTTTTCTAGTGCCTTATATGCCTCTGCCTTAGTCTTAAAGGATTTAAGTTTTCCTGTTACGCATACTGTCTTTGAATCTGCGCTAACAGGTGTTGCCGTTTGTGATTTGAAGCTGAAAGGAAGAAATTGCCTCATATCAACAAATTCTGTATTTAGCCAATTAAGTAAGTTAGTAGTGGCTTTATCCCCTAGACCTGCTTTTTTACAAGTTTCCTGAGTAATTTCATCAATATCGCTAACTACTGTACATAGCTTTGTCGATGCTGTATTTCCAATAAGGGGAATACCAAAAGAAGCTAGTACTTTATCCAACGATGCTGACTTAGAGTGTTCAATTTCAGTAATTAGTTTTTCTGCAACTCGTTCACTCCCTAAGGTTTCAGTTAGTTCTTCTACATCAAGGTAATATAACTCAGTAATATCAGCAAGATCTAGTTTTTCAATAGTTTTAGCACCAAGTCCTTTGATACCCAAAACTTTTGCAAAATGTTCGATCTGTTTGTCGAGTCGAGCGCAGCAAGAGGAGTTCCGACAAAACAACTGCTCATTTACTAGCTCAAGAGGGTAGTCACAGGCTGGACAGGTTTTCGGAATTTCGATTCGCATTGTTTTCTCAACGATTTATAGATATTATACGGTATTCGGTAGACACTCGCAAGAGTAAAATTTTATTCCCTAACCATCTACCTTATGAACAATCTCTGGAATAATTTGTCCAGCCATTCGAATAGCTACAGTATCGCCAATCCGAATATCAAGTGCCTCGATAAATCCTGGATTATTAAGTGTAGCTCTGGAAACTTCTTTATCGCCAATCTTTACAGGTTTTAGCAAAGCCACTGGTGTTACCCTACCAGTACGGCCAGTATTCCACTCTACTCCTACAATCTCTGTCTCGACACATTCCTGTCGAGTTTTAAGAGCGTATGCTCCTTTAGGGTGTTTAGCAGTAAAACCCTCGACAGTAAAAAGTACATTATCATTAATACGAAATACTAAACCATCAGTATCGTAAATATTTTGAATATCGCTATCTTTTACTGTATTGAAGCCCCACTTACTCAACATTTGCATATCTTGGTCAAATGTCTTATTAACGTAGGGGGTGATGCCGTATGCAAAAAAGCTAATAGCTTTAGATCTAAACTCTTCTACGCTTTTGAGATTGAGAGCACCAGCAGCATAATTACGAGCGTTTGCAATATGTTTAGGAGCGACAATTTCACCAGTAATCTGTATAATTCCTCTTTCGTCTGGGATAGACTTAGGCAGAATTTCAGAATTAGACTGTAGAAACTTTTCAGTAATGTTCCTACCTTCCACACCATCGCCCCTAGTAAGAACACGAGCAAGCTTACCATTGATATAAAGAGCAGAGATAGCGGCCCCGTCGAGTTTTGGGCTAACAGTACATAACTTGCCATCAATTGGAGCTACTCCTTGATCTTCATAATGTTTCTGAAGTGAGTACATACGGAAGAAATGCTTTTCAGCACCATCTTCCTTTGCACCAACTTTATTGTAGTTTACAGAGTCTGCAAGTTTATCGAAAGTTTCATCAGAAATGATTGGAGAGCCTGCATAATACATACGGCTGGCAAGGTTTAGATATTCTTCAATCTTATTCATTCTTTGTCCGTTATGTCAGTTTATATGAATATTATACAGGCTTTTGATACACAAAACAAGATTAAATTTTATTAATTAGTACAATAATCGAATGACTAATTGTAGTCTAGCACTTGTTTTGCATATTTTTCTACTACTTCTATACCC